GCCAGAGCAATGGGCCGCGTCGTCTGGACGTTGAGGTCGAGCGCGCGGCATTTCCACGCATGGGCGGAATCCGATGATTGACGCTCGCGGCGCTGCGACCTGCGGAAAAGCGTATCGGGGCTGTCAGGCGCGTGCTGGTCGAGGGCCTCGTGGATTTGCTCGATCGTCGCCTTCATGCGCCGCACGTCGGCCATTGTCTGCATGGGCCTGTTGATGGCATCGAGCACGGGCGCGAAAACCTGCTGCGTTGCCAGCTCGGCCGCACAGGGGCTCGCCATGATGATATCGAGGCGCCTCATATCAGCCCCTCTTCCCTGAGCCGATCCGCGACGTCATCGACCGACCAGGCCGCAAAGGCGATGCCCCCCGCGCGCATGACCGCATTGGCGAATTTCTGCTGATCCGTTTTCAGCCGATCCTTGCCGATCTTCGCGTCGATCCAGACCGACCGACCCTTGATCGTGGCGACGATATCGAGGCGCCCCTTTTTGCCGATCTTGACCGGCTTCTGGTTGCGATCGAACAAGAGGCCCGGCGTCTCGATATGCGATGACATGCCCCCGATTTCCGAGATGAAAATGCGGATGCGCTTAACGAGGTCGTCGTGGGGGGCGCTCACCGGGCACCCTCCTCGAACTTTCCGCCCTTCCATTCGTAATAATCGTTCCGGGCCTCGTTGGTCGCGAACAGGCGCCAGCTCTTAGCTCCCCCCTGCCCCTTCTCGTGAAAGACCAAATCCCGGACAGGAATAAGCCGCGCATAGGTATCACCACCGCCCATCCACTCGAAAAACTGGATAACCGCTAGGCTTCCCTCGGGTTCTTCAATGACGGTAACGATAAGGCCCTGCTCGCAGACCTTGCCGTTTACGAAAGAGAGAACGCCAAAGCCGACAAGAGGGTGGCGTCGAGCAGATGACTTGCCGCCGTTAGGGGCCGCTGGGACGAATGGAACGTCACTGGCCGATTTGCCCTGGTTGCAATCGACGCAGGCCGTGACGAGATTATCTAAATCGTTCGTCCCGCCGTTTGCGACGGCCTTAACGTGATCTATCTGCAGTTCGACGTCCGGCGCTGACCGCGAGCAATACCGGCAAGTGAACCTATCACGGCTCAGCACTGAAAACCTGGCCTGTGGGGGAATGGGCTTTCTGCTCACGCCGCCATCCTTTCCGCCGCGATTTCATCGAGCACCGCGCGCGTCATCACCTCGGGATGCTCGCGCTCGATCCATTGAAAGACCGCGGGCTTTTCTGCGCGGATCCACATCAGCGCCGCGACGACGCCCTTGGACGCGGCGGGCATTCCTTCCTTGCGATAGGCTTTGACCTGGCCCGTCGTGAGGCCGATCGAATCCGCATAACGCTGGGCCTCGAGGCGCCCCTGCAGGACATGGCGCGCCCAAGCCTCGGGATTGCGATTCCCCCGCTGGCGCCCGACCCTGATAAGATCCTCTAGCGTCTGGGCATTGCCCTGCTCGCGTTTCTTCGCCAGCATTTCCGCCCGGCGCAGGGCCTCGACGTCGATCTCTTTCAAATCCCCCTCGACCTGCTCAATCTCGCGAACGGGCGCCACATATACGTGGCCGCAATGGGGGCACGTCGGAACGGGGCGGTAGACCGCGAAGCAGTTGGGGCAGGTGCGGATTGCCACCTCGGATTTCTCGCCAGCCTTGCGCTTTTCGCGATCGGCCAGCTTCCATTCGCGATCGTCGTCTGGGAAGCCATGCCCCTGCCCGTTCAATTCCCGGGGCAGCGAGTTGCCGGCATGGTCGAGGATGATGGCATAATCCTTGCCCGGCGCTGGCCTCAAAGCGCGGCCGACCTGCTGCAGATAGAGGCTGAGGGATTTTGTCGGGCGCAGGAGGATGACGGCCTCGATCGCGGGCACGTCAAAACCCTCCCCGAACAATTCGCAATTTGAGAGAACCAGCGTTTCCCCGGCGACGAAGCGTTGAATTGCGGCGTCGCGGCTGGTCGTGTCCATTGTGCCATCGACATGCTCGGCGGGGATGCCCGCGAGCTGGAATTGCTGCACGATATGGCGGCTGTGCTCGATATTGACGGCGAAGGCGACGGCGCGCTTGCCNGGGCAAAGCCTTTTGTAATGTTCGACGGCATCCCCGACTACGGACGGCTTGTCCATCACCTCGGCCAGCTGGTCCNTTTTGAGGTCGCCCGCTTGCGTGCCAACGCCCGAGAGGTCGGGAACGTGCGGGGCGAAAAGGCGATATTTCGACAGCGCGCCAGCCTCGATAAGCTGTTTCACCGTCGGCCCGTTGACCATGCGCCCGAACCAGCGCCCGAGGCCAACGCCATCGAGGCGCCAAGGGGTCGCGGTGAGGCCGATTATCTTTGCATCGGGAAAGGCGTCAAAGATCGCCTGCCATTGCCCCGCGCCGAGGTGATGGCATTCGTCGAATATGATGAGGTCCGGCGCGGGCAGTTTATCGAGGCGCCGCGCGACAGTNTGGATTGAGCCGATTTGCACCAGCTTGTGCGGATCGGTCGAATGCCCGCCCTGGATGATGCCGTGCACGATCCCCATGCTCGCGAAGGTGCGGCTGGTCTGGCCGATCAATTCGCGGCGATGGGTCAGCCACCAGCAAACGAGGCCCTTTTGCGCGGCGCCGTGGATCATATACGAGCCCGAGACGGTTTTGCCGCCGCCGGTCGCCAGTTGGAGCAGGACCGCGCGCACCTTGTCGCGGAACGCTTGGCGCGCCCCGTCGAGCAAATCGTTTTGGTATGGGCGAAGAGCGATCATACCAGCCCCTCCAGCCGATAGCCGGGACTGCCCTTCCCCTGCCCGCCGCTCCTGATCGTCGCGCCCTTGCCGCGCATGTTGTTGATCATGACCTTGATCGACGCGGGGGTGCTGCCGAGCGCGCGGGCAATCTCGGGCCCGGTCATGCGCTCGTGCCGGATAAGCAGGTCAACAATCGCCTGCTCACCGCGGGTCAGATATTCGTTATGGCGCTTTTTCAGTCTCATGCGGCGGCCTCCCCGATCGTCCTGATCTCGAACGGGAAGCCTTCGCGCTCATAGGTCGAACAGATACAGCTCACCCCCGCCCCCTCAGCCGCTCAATCTCGGCGTGCGCGTCGTCCAGCTCATCCATCATGTCGAACCGCGACGAGAGGGCGAACGCGCAGCCCATGAACAGGCCGAGCATTCCGCCGACGGAAAAGATGACGATGCCGAGGATGAAACTCATTGCTTGGCCTCCCGGATAGCTTCACAGATTTCGGAGACGCCGAACGAGACGGTGACGATAAACAGGCCCATCGCCTCCATGCTGTCGATGCCATCGTCCCAACAGAACAGAACGAAGCCGGCGAAGAGGAACAGCCCGCGAACCAAGCTCACGCCGGTTCCCTCATCGCTTCGATCCCGGCGATGTAGGCGCCGAGTTCGCGATATGCCCGCTTGAGCTGGGGCAGCGCGTCGAGCTTTTCCTTGGGCAGTTCGACGACGCCGCCTGGTCCATTCGGGCAGCGCATCTTGCAGATGGTCGCGACCGCTTCGGCCAGTGGGGTCAGCGGGTCTGAGGTGCGGCTTTCAACCTGCGCTGCTCGCGCGCCATAGAGGCGATGGTAGGGATCGACATAATGCGCCCCATAGCGGGCGCCGATGCGCGCAATCGTAACGGCGTTGAGGTCGGCTCGCTCATTGCGGGCATTGCGCACGGTGCCGTCGCTGATGCCCAGATTGTCGGCGGTTTCCTGATCGGTTTCGCCGTAATCGCGCTGAACATCACGGATGATGGTCGCAACCGCTGCGCGTAAAGACTTTTGCGTCGGCAAGGCCAAAGGCAGAAAGCCATTCTTGTCGAGATGCTTCATATCATCACCCATGGAAAGGAGAAAAAATTGCGACGTTGGCAGGCTTCGCGGGGATATCCGCGCCCCCGAACCGGCCCGCGTTGACGTCAGACGCAGCCTGCCCCTCGCAGCCGCCGTCGCTGTCGGCTGTGAAAAGACCGGTGGGGGTAATCGATTGGACAAGCCCCCGCCGGCTGGGGAATGGGGAGCCGGCGGGGGAGACCGGCACGCGGGGGTGTGCGTGCTGGCGTTGCTCAGAAGCGGCGTTCATGCGATCACCACCGCGAAGGGGGAGTCGTCATGGAAATCGTGCTGGGGATCGCGTCCTTTGTTTTGGTCGCGCTGTTTACGATCGCTTACAAAGACTTCGCAGGGTTCAAGCGCCTCGAGGCCGCAAGCCATATCCCGCTGCTCTGCCTGGCGGCTTTCGGTGCTGGCATTATGGCCGGCGGGCTGCTCGCCGGTTACAAGC